TTGCCAGCCCCCACATAATGAGCGTAGTCAACACCATCGTAGTTATGAATGGTGGGGGCGCTATTAGTGTATTCGTGGTACTCGTCGAACCAGTGGTCCGTTTGTAGGTGTTTAAACGAAACCCCATACCTATCCCCCTCTATTCTTGGATCGTGTTTAACAGCAGTCTTAATTCTGTTCTCATGGTTACCTTCAAAGCCAACCCAAAATGGCCGTTTATATTTTCGTACACTAGGCTTCTCTCTTAGACGGCTCATTGCCTCGTTGTAGTGTTCGATGTCATCCTGGTAGGACTGGCTTACAATAGCTTCTGGGTAACGAGTGTCGTAAGAGTTCAACGACCGCATATCCGCACCATCACCTAAGTCTATAACATAGTCAGGTCTAACATCGTATATTAGTTCTCCTAACCAATCAAACCTTTCGTTGCTTACGTCTGGGTCTGTGTGACCACAACTAAAGACTACCGCTGTACTTCCTACCGTCATTTTAACCACTCCTTCGGGATGAGTTTGTCTGCGTATTGGAATCCGTTTTTCTCACACCACATGGCATAAGTTGTCTTGGAACCCTTGTTAATCTTTGCCCTACTGTTGCTAAAGACAAAGCGTATGTCTAACTTAGGGTGTTGCTTCTTTACCAGTAAGTGCTTCTTTCTGTCTGCTGCAACGAACCTTCCTTTACTTTCGATGATAATGCCGTTGGGAAGTTCAAAGTCAGGTGTGTAGGTTCTAACTTCATGTACCTCATACTTGATCTTGAACTGCTCGTACTTAAACGACACTGACAAATCTTTGAGTTGTTCAGATATGCGATCCTCTAGTCCTGATCTGTATCCATGTTTTATGCCTCTTGCGCTACTTTTCTTCACAGAAGATACCGCACTCAAAGTCATAGTCTTTTAACTTATGCCCCTTCGCGTCGGGCGGTAGGTCTTTTAGCATAGTCCTCTTTCCTTTGTAGTAGGCCAATTTTGCACCTATCTCAGTTGATTGGGTTTCTCTGGCTAAAAATACTTCTGGGAAAGTCTCTCTAACTAAGTTCCAGTAGGTAGCTGAAGTAGCCTTAACACAACCTATACAGTTAGCATTAGGGTAGCCCAACGTGTAGATAAAGGGAAGAGTTACGCCACCCTCTTGAAGAACACGAAAGCAATCCTGTTTAGTAAACCCTGCATCTATAAGGGGAGTCAAAAGTGTGTCACGTTCAGTTAACTTAAAACGATCAGCACGTTTAACTTCCTCTGCTGTGAATCCCAGTACGGTATAATCAGGGCTGTTAGCTTTCTCCCATTCTTGCCTCGCCTTCTTTTTTAGTTCTAGTGTACATGGCGCACCTGTAGGACCAGACATAAACTTCCTGTCTTCCCAAACCTTCTCGCAAGACTGGTCGGGATACTTAGACCTAACGGCAAATTCTATTGGGGAACCTAGCCAACCTTCCACATCCTTTAGGAACCTTTGGTTATCTGGGTGTTCCTCTTTGATAGGGTTGTTAACGATACTAACCTTATTTGTTTTGCCATACAGGTCTAATGTTAACTTAGCTGCAACTGCTGAGGCTGCACCACAAGAAAACCAAACAGCAATATGCTTACCTCTTATTTCGGTGGCATCCATACTTCACCAACTTCCCTTCTAAGCCAAAGCAGTCTGGCATTTTCTACTATTCTTTGTATATCTCCTTCGTATGCCTTCACACAAACGTCCCACATTTCCTCTTCTACATTAACACCAGACAGCAACTTTTTAGCAGTCTTAGGTCCAATACCGTGAACCCCTTTAATGTTATCTGAGGCATCACCTGTTAAGACCTGAGTGTAGAAAAACCTAAGACCAGAGACTTCAGTAACGGTAGTCCAATCCCCTCTGTTGATGTTAAAGTGACGACAAGGTATCTGTAGCATATCCTTATCTATGGATGCGATAATTGTTGTTGGGCCGCACCTCGTAGCTTCTATGGCAATAAGATCGTCTGCTTCCTCTCCTTCGCTAACTATAGCCCCAAAGTCTTCTATCAGGTAAGCTCTTGCCTTTGGCAGATCAACAGGCTTAGGATTAACTTTCCTGGTTTCCTTGTAGGGAAATGACTTTGCAACTTGGTGACGAAAGTTATTAGATCCAGTTAAGTAGACTTGGTAGGAACCACTTTGGAAATCTCTAACTGTTCGCTTTAAGATAAAGTCCATGCTCTTATGGATGTGTTCCTTCAAGCTAGTGTTACCAGCTTCCCAGAACTTGTAACCTTTTAAAAACTCCTCATAGTGGTCTTTTTTATACTTGTATAACTTAAGGTCAGGGGGGCCGACCTCTCTAAAGAACTCACTCTCCAGAGAGGCCGCTGATCTATAAGCTACAATGTCTCCATCAATTAAGACCTTGCCACTTTCCATTAGAAGTCTCCAAACACCATCGAACCATCGTCCTTTTCAAAGCCTACATCTTCTACGTATGTATAGCCAGCCGCCCTAGCCCCATCAGCATAGGCTCTACCTAAGCCGTACAAGTCCTCAACATTATCTCGTATAACTGTGGTACTCCCTTGAAACCCATCAGCCTCAGACTCTGAGGTAAATATCATTGTAACCTGCATTAGAAGGCACTCCGATCTTCTGCTTCTGGCTCAAAGACAACGTGATCCACAACAGATATCTTTTCTAGTTGTGTGATCTTACCGTCCCAAACATCTAGCTTTGCGATAACTTTTGTTCCGTTACCAAGGACACCATCTTTTTCCCAGTCCCAAGCAACGTGATCGTCACCCACCTTCTTAAACATTGCTGGTGGCCCTACAACTACGCCTTGTTCTCCAGTTTGTCTATTCTTGAACTTAGGGTTAAAATGGGGTCGGGTAGCTTTGTAAAACATACGACCTTCTTTGTTAGTCTTGAATAACTGAGCCTGTAGACCCTTGTTAGGAACTCCATCAGAAATCATCTTATCCTTAGTATCTTCATCAAGCATAAGATTAACGACATACACACCTTGCTTTGCTTGCATATTAAGTGCCATGTCAGAACCATCGTTTGGCCCCATGTCACGATCTTCTTCACGAAGTTTCGCCCATTCAATCTCGCACTCTACTACTACTGTCTTGCCCATTGAACTTCCTTTCAGTCGGGGTTACGTACTATACTATATAGACATATTTAGAAAAATTATACCTTGATTCGCACACTTATTTTACTTTTAGTGAATATCTGCGTAGGTGTTGCCAAATTGCACATCTGTCCCTAGAGGTACATTTAGACCTACTTGGTCATTTACGTTTGAGATACTCTTGTGCATGATACCTTCTGCCTTATCTTCATCTCCTTCTTTTGTTAGAACGATAATCTCATCATGGAACTGACCTATAGTCTCCAGTCCCATGTTACGACACTCCTTAACCCAGCTATCAAAGCAGTAGACACCTGTGCCTTGGTTAAGTGTACTGAACCGATCCTTGTCACTACGTAGGCTATACCAGAAGCCAGACACAGGGTTCTTGAGCCACATAGAACCAAATAGCTCCCGTGTACGCAGTTGGCTTGCTACCCTGTCAATAGACCAGTTACGTGACCAGAACGCCTCTAGTAAGGTCTTAGCCTCTTTGACACTCATACCTGTCTCACGGGCCAGCTTCGGCGCTCCTACACCATACGTAGCACTATAGTTCACCACCTTGTAATTCTTACGTAGAGACTTTAGTGATCGTTCCCCTGAGTTGTGCTTGTCGATGTCATCTTGTGAGATAACACCAGCGTGTAGAGCTAAGTCTAAGTGTGGGTCAAAACCCTCTTTACTCATCTGTTCTACGTAGTCAGGGTCCAGTGGTTTCATGTAGTGTCGTTTAGTTGTATCCTCTAGGCTAGTCATGTCAGCGCCAGCTAACACGTAGCCATCAGGACAAGTTAGGCAACCACGGATCACATCACCATATGGCTTGTCTACGCTGGGTAGGTTTACCAGTGGGCGAAAGTGTTTGAAGCGAAAGGTATTAGTGAGACCAGCTACACTAGCTTCTAGCCATCCGTCCTTGTGACACTCTAAGAAACTTTTAAGAATACCAGCACGGTGAGTAAGAACTGTGAGGCCATCCAGAAGATCAACAGTCGGGTCAACCTCTGCAAGCTTTCTGACACTTGGGCATAGCTCTCCATTCTTTCGTACTTGTGCAATTTGTTTCTCCTCTCCTGTTTTCTTGTTTCTTGTAAACTGGTAAGTAAGTGGTTTCCAACCTAAAGAATACAACCAGTCTTTTACTTGATCATTGCTGTTAGGGTTACCGCGCTCCTCTCCTGTCTTAACGACAAACTTTAAGGTTGTTGCGGGTTGCATGTATTGCTTACAGAGTGATACCCACTTCTCCCCATATGAAGACAGATCACCGTCCTTCTTGTACATAACCTTTGGTTGGTTAGCTACACGGGTAAGTGTCTTCCTTGGCATGGCATCTGCTAATTGTTCTACCTTCTCTACCTTTAACTGTATAATTTCGTCGTAGGCTACTTGTGCTTTGTCTACGTCTAATTTCCACCGCAGGGTCTCTTGTTCTTTTGCACAGTCTAACTTGAACGACAGATAGTCTATCAGACGGTTCTTATCGGCAGGGTCTTTATACAGTTTGTTCAGCTTAAGGTTTAGGTCGCGCCATAGACGATTGTTGATCTTAACATCCTCATCACACCTATGAGCGTATTCCTCTGGTGTAAGGCTGTTCCAATCCTTAATGACAGGCTTGGGTACTTCATATTCCTCTCCGTAGCCCTCTAATCCATGCTTCATGCGATCATGGTGCAGATACCAACTTAGTGCCAGTGTATCTACTAAACGTGCTGTAACCTTGATGCCTAGCACTTTTTCCACTACAGGGATATCAAAGCGTATAATGTTATGACCAACTAGGGTTTCACTGTTGAGCAACACATAGCGCATCTCATCGTAGTCATGGGTATGCTTAACTTCACCCATGTCATTAGACCAAGACAGGACATGAATCTTGGTCAACTCATCTAAGAGACCGTCTGTTTCAATGTCGAATACTGTTGTCATATTACCTCTCTTAACGTGAATGTTTCAGTGTTGAATCTCATCATCCCTGCATTACCTTCTTCTGAGCATGGACGGTTTTTCTCAACAGTTAGGTACGTTGTGTTTCTCTCCTCTAAGTCTTCAGAGTCTTTGTCTCGACCAAGGTTAACAATCACTGATGCTCGTTGTCCGATCATACGACAATACTTCATCTGACCGTCATCGTTAGTGTGAGCAATGGTTACGATACCTACGTTCAACTCAGCGGATAGTTTGGATAGACGTACTGACAGGTCAGCTAACATCTGTTCCTTACTTTCATCAGATGATCCTACAAGCACATCCTGGATAGGCTCAAAGAAAACAAACTTAACACCACAGGCCACAGCAAAGTAACGTATCTGGTCGATCAGATCGTCAGCATCCTGTCCATCACTGAGGTAGAACTGGTAAAAGTTTTCGTCGGCAGTTAAGCTACTGATAGCCGATAGTACCTGATCCTCTGCGTCCTTCTCCTCAATTAAGTCTCGTCGGGTTAAGTTATCCCCACATTCATATGACACAAGGCCCAGTAAGGTACGTAACTTGGTTTCTTCCAAGTGCCATGCTGCAATCGGGACTTTCTTCTGTAGCATGTTGTACTCAAGGTAGCGCATGATTTCTGTCTTACCGATACCTGTGGGTGCTTTAATCACTGTGAAGTGACCCTGCATGAGACCAAGTATCTTATCGTCTAATGCCTCTATACCCGTTGGTATATACTGATGCTCAGGTGTATCCTTATACAACGACAAGAAGTCCTGTGTACTGTTCATCACATTCTCAGGTGTATACTTAGGTGCATTCCACCATGCGTTCTTAAACTCTGACGCTTTACCTGCTTTTAAGAACTCGTTAGCATCCTTGAAAGGTCTGTGGTCAACACGGTAAACCTTATTAGGAAACAACTTAGCTATATTGTCAGCAAGGGCATTTCCAGCATCATCATTATCTACTGACAAGATTATCTTCTCAAAGCTATTAAGCCACTCTGCACAATTTTCCCAGAGCTTCTTAGAAGGTGTGGCAGAAGGTAACGACACTACAGGGTTTGTAAACTTACTCTGCACTATCTGGAAAACTGACATGGCATCAATTTCACCCTCAGTTACAGTAACGATCTTACTACATCCAGCGGTAAATAAGTTCATACCAAACAGTTCATCAGACTTAAACCCAGACTTAGCAAAAAACCCTTTCTTGGGCAGTGTCCTAACTTTAATTCCCCCGCTGGGATACACGTACTCTTGACGGTCTGGGAAAGTTAATACCCCATACTCCGTCATTACAGCTTCATCAATCCCACGCATACTTTCATAATTTCCATTGCTAGGGTCTTGCGGAACTATCGGCTCAATCTTCTTAGGTGTGAACGAGTATTCATCCTTTTGTATTGTAGGATATCTCTCTGCTGCCCATTCAAGTGTTTTCTTACGAGAAGGATAATTTGTATCACAAGAGTGACACTTACCGTATCCCTCACTGTTGTAGCTGAAAGCATCTGATGATCCGCACCCCACAAAAGGACACGGTAAATTGCTAGTGTCTGTCATTTAGTCTTTCCTATCTTTAGTCTATCTTAAGTTATCTAGTGTTATAGCTCATCATCGTTGACCCTAACTCTAGTGTAACTCTAGTGTTATTTTTATAGTAATGACGACGATGTGCTGTAACACTAGAGTAACTTAAGTAAGGTATTCTAAGTGTCTCATCTTACTATATAGACATAATCAAAGTTTTTATACTTCACAAATTGTTACAGTTTCGCCATCTTAGTCAAAGCCTCTCTTTCCCAGAGTGATACAGTCTTCTGACTGACACCTAAGTTTTCACTTAACCAATCCTGGCTTCTGTCGTTAAAATACCTGAGCCTTATGACACTCCTCTCTACACTTGTTAAGGTAGACATAGCCTTTTCTACAAAGTCTTTATCCTCATAGTTTTTTGTACAATCCTCTGCTATCAAAGTTAGGTTGTCGTTAAACCCCACTGCCGTTGAGGACAGTGCTTTTGCTAATGTTTTTAGTCCTTCTTGAGAGTATGTCTGCCCATCATATTGAATGCCCTTTGAGAGAGCCTCTGCGCTCCTTGTGATAGGTATTGTTACGGCTTTTGTCTTAATGTTTATATATTCGTGCATGGCCTTGTTAGCACGTCTGTAGAGGCTTGCAGGGTACTCGTCTGGTTTGACTTCAAGTCTGTCGTACACAGCTAATACCCCTTCTGAGATCAAGTCTCCTTTGATGTGAGGTCGTCTGTATTTATTAGCGAGCCTAGTACACATCTTAACAATTTCCTCGGTGGTCATTCTCTCGACTTCTTCCATGTTTAGTTTGCCTGTGTGTTGATTACCAGTATGGTCGTTAAAGGCTGTAACTGACGTAATTTCTCTGCCCCACTACTTGCCTGTTCATATGTCATCTTTGGTAGGTTTAAGGGTATGATTGTTCCGTTACGACTTTCGGTTGCGATAATATAAGTTTTCATTCTACCTCTGGTTCCTGTGAGAGTTCTTCCTGTCTCAACCTAATAATATGTATAACATCCTCAGTTGTTACCCTTGGACATTTTAGCATTTCTCGTATGATATCATGTATTGTAGCTTTACTGTCCCCCATCGAAACGGTCCCCTGTCAGTTTGTGAAATATTACCAGTAGTGCCTCGTAGGGCCACAGGAATGCAAACAAGGTTGCACCACCCTTGTCAGCGTCTTCTATTCCCTCGGCGCTATCTATAGCATCCATCATCAGGATCAACGCCAGTAGATAGGTCACTAATACACCCCATATGAATCCCATCATCATCATTTCCCCTGTGCCATCAGTGCATCCCACGACACAGGGAATAGTGGCTGTATGATATCGTATATCTGCATAGCTACCTCTCTCGTTTCTTGTTGTGCGTCGGATGTTAAACGTAGCTTAACCATTCTGCTGAAGGCATCAAGGCTCCCAGACCAAATCCACTCCGTCAACATACTCTGTGGCAATATCATACGTGCCTGTTCCTCACAAACACCTCTGGATAACAGATAGGTATACTGTTTAGCTGCCTCAATACCTGCTTGTTCGACTACAGCATCTAACACACCATCTTCCATATCATCCCCACTTCCCTGTTTTTTATCCAAGGCTGCTTCACGTAACTTAGGTCTGTAAAACTCAGGCTTATCTGACACATAGCGACGACTTACCTCGCTCCAACGGAGATACGAGTGCTTGACCAACTGCCTCGCTACGAACACTGGAGCAGAAACATGAACACTAATGAAACAGTGACCGAATGGACTGATGTGATTGTGATCCGCTAAATA